CTTCTGAAGCTTCTTGGCGATAGCGGTTACGCCACCCTCAAGCTCAGTCGAAAGGCCCTGCTGCCCCGGAGCGCCGCCCTGGGTAATCGCAAACTGCGACTTCAGGGTGATACCACGGCGGGTCGCCAGAACGGCCACGTTGGTCGTCTGTCGTGCATAGGTGTTCGTGTCGTCCGTAACGGTGCCGGTCTCCGTCTGGAAGACTGCATCGCCAAAGGCTGACTGCTGATTGAACGCGTGCACGAGGCCGTTTGCCGGCTCCTTGCGGATGCGCTCAAAGAATGGGAACTTCTTTACGAACAAGGCGTAAAGAATTGGCTCGAGATCCTGTCGGATAAGAGCCGCGCCACCGCTCGCATCGAGCAGCTTGGCAATGTTCGGATTCGCAACCGCAAGGCGGTTAAGAATGTCGGACGAAGCCTGCTTGCCCGCTTCGCGGGTGGCCTGAATGTCAAGGGCCTCGCCGAGGTCGGCGCGGCTCATCTTCGAGAACTTCTTGCGAAGCTCGCGCTGCGTAGCATAAGCATCGGCTACGTCGAGTGACTCGTCGGCAGCACGGCCAACGAGGTGCGGGGCATCAGCAAGGGCATCAAGGCCCTTCTGAACGTCCTGCAACTTTTCGTTAAGTTCGCTCATGATTTTACTCCTCACTTTCCAGCATGCGCTGGATAACAGGCGAAAGCCAAGGGGCATTCGTCCCGGAATTGTTTGAAGCAACTGAATACGACTTGCGGCCGGATGGAAGATCCATCAAGCGTCCGACGACATCAAGTGCCTTTGCAAGATCAGCCTCGACCGTGGCCTTCTGACTAAGCAGTTCGGTCAACTGAGCCTTGACGGCTGCGACCTCCCGCTGAGCGGCAAAGGCTGCATCTAGCGCAGACTTGGCGATAGCGGTCACCTCGTCAGAAGCCGGAGCTTCGACAGCAACCTCCGCCTCAGGCTCCGCAGGGGCCAAAACTGGCTCCGCCGCAACCTCAGGCGTAACTTCGGGCGTTGGCTCTTCAGCCACAGCCACAGCCTCAGGCTCGCCATCAGAGGCGAGCTCAGCGACCTTAGAAATGATTCGCGCGCGCTCAGTGGCGCTTGCGCGAACAAGGACAGCCCCAAGGGCCTGCAATACTTCAATGGCCGGATCAACGACCTCTTCAGCGGCAGGCTCGTCAGCGGCAGGCTCGTCAACAGCTGGCTCAACGGCCGGCTCCTCGACGACTGGTTCCGCTACGGGCTCAGTATCAGACTTGGCAACGGCGGCCTCAGCCTCCACGCCATCGGCCTCTTCGGCCTGGTTCTCTTGTGCGGGCTTAACCTTATCCTTGTCATCGCTCTGCGTGACAGTGACGGTGACCCGCGTGGCCTTTTCACTTTCCACGATAGTTTCTCCTTCAGCGAGCAAGGAATTAGCGGAACTATCCACATCGCCCTTTTGCTCATATTCATCAACAACCTCTACAGCGTCAATCGAAACTGCTGGGCTGGAGTCGATCTCTGTCGGCTCGTTGGCCGCAGATTCAATTCCTGAAGGAGTTTCCTCCAGGTCAAAGATGCTTTTAAGCGAGTCAATTTTTCGAAGGGTAGAGCATTTGTGGCCAACCAGCTTTTCGGTCTCTTCCCACTCATCGTCAGACCTAGCCCAAATGCGAATGAGTGCGGCTGGGTCCTCTGGCGTGGCCTCAATCTTAAAGTCGGAGTCAGGAACCCCAAGGGTTCCCTCGCGCATGACGTGCTCAATTCGACCACGCGCCGTTCCGCCGCTGGAGCCCCAAGACACAAAGTCTCCCTCAGAAAAATCTGTTGCGGCCTTCTCGTCAACCACAACTTCGCCAGCTTGCTCGGCAGCCTTTAGGCTCTTGACAGCGTTCTGTAGGTATGAGCGCTGATTGGCCGGGATGCCAACCACAGACGCTTCCATAAGCTTGACAGAATCAATAACGTATGTATCGTCGCCGGTATTGGCGTCCTTCTTCTTTGAAACACGGTCGACCCGGGCACCAATAGACAAGCCAAGCTTAACGCCGCGCTTAATAGCCTTAAAGGCGCGCATAGCCTCTGGGTTCTCGTCTTCTTTGCACACCAAGACGTCAATGTCAAGGTCGTAAACTTCGGAGTTGGTCTCGGCGTCAAAGCGCTTTACGACGCGGGCGTCCTTTACGGAGCCAAAAAGGTCTTGCGGTACGTTGTAATTGTGGTTAAGGAAGATCGTCATGTTCTGCTTGGCCGTATCGGCCATGGTCTTAATAGCGTTGAGTGTCATCTCATCGCCATGCAGGTCACGGATTGTCGAAGATGTCGTCCCGGTAACATAAAGGTCGCCGTTTGACGCCTCGTATGCTTTCAGGGCATTCGTATAAACCTTAAAATCCACGTTTACCTCCCTAGGGTACCGAGCCATACTGATGGCGCGGAATCTTTGCGTCAATGAGATATTAATCTCTATGAACCGTAAATTGGGCCAAGACTACAACCCGAAGGCGATAGATTATTGTTACTTTTTACCAAAGTAAGCCTCATGCGGACAATACATGGATATTCTACAACAGTATTTCACACACCACCCATTATTCTGTTGATAGTATCTCCTTATGGAAATTGACCAACACATTGAACACCGGCCGCACGACGAGCAGCTTAGCTGCGTGCTTTGTGACGAAATACGAGAGCGCGGACGAGAGGTCCGCGAACTAGCCTCTGCCCTAATCCGACTTCACAAGACCATCACCCCGGTCCTGGAGACATACCAAAAGCTCAAGCGCTCCCATCCCCAATGTGCTTCTTGTGGGATCATGGCGGGACCAGTTGGCCAGCATCACGAAAACGAACTTCTCCCGGAGCCAATGGTCCCAAGGGCCAAGGGGCAAAAGCGGTACAATGTTTGCCACTGGTGCTATGATAACCTTGCGAAGTCAAGGAAGAGCGTTCCCCAGCAGCGGAAGCATCAACTTGACATAGAGCAGTCCTTTAAAGAGCAGGACAAAATTGACGGCATTGAAGAGGACGACATTTGACCCCACCAGAGGTTCACGATACTATCGACGTTGATTTCTCCGATGGCCGACAGGTTGCACCAGCCTGGTGGGGAAGGTATCTTGCCCCATATACGGTAGGATACCGAGGTGGTAGACGGGTACTCTCTTGCACAAAAGCAGAGATGCAGGACATTATAAACCGGCGCATGACCGACGATATCTTTTGGTCAGCTGTCCGTCGTAGCAAAAATGGAAGGACATAATGGCAGAAAGACAGTCACTCTTTGGCCGCATCCTTGGCGGCGTTGGCATTAGCTTTGGCACATCCGACAAGGCTATGACCACAGTCCCGGAATACGATGATGCCCCCTATGCCCGTGGCGTTGCTGGCGTTACCCACCATGCAAAGCGCAGCACCCAGCAGCTCCGTCGCTGGTCCCGAACAAACCCTTGGATTCGAGCTGCCATCAACTTGCGCCGAACGCAGGTAAGCCGCGCCAAGTGGGACATTGTCGCCATTGACTCTGACAGTCCAGTAAATCCAAAAAAGGTTCAGGAGATTAAAAATCTCTTCCGCATGCCAAACTCAAAGATGGAATCGTTTCGCTCGCTTATGGAGCCAATCATTGAGGACATTCTTGTTCTTGACCAAGGCGCCATTGAGGTTGTCCCGACCAAGGGAGGGCGAATTGGTTCATTCAATCGTCCAATTGCCTCGCTTTACGGCAAGGACTCCTCAAAGATTGTCTTTGACTCTGCCTGGGATGGCTCAGACCCAGATCGACCGCGCTACTATGAGTTTGACCCTGAGGGACGCGAGGTTGCTCGCTACCTAAACCACGAGCTTATTGTTATTGTTGCAAACCCGGTGACCTACACCCCACTTGGCCTTTCGCCACTTGAGGTTTTGTCAGAAACTATTGAGTCAGACCTTGCTGCTGCCGCATATAACGCTAAGGCAGTCATGGCCGCAGCGCCTCCAGGCGTCCTTCACCTTGGAGAAGGCGTGCGCGCCGACCAGGTCGATGCTTTCCGCGCATACTGGGACGCAGAGATCGCCGGTCGAAGCCAGATTGCTATTACCGGCGGTGGGAAGGGCATTCAGTGGATGCCACTTGCCTCTTCTAACCGCGACATGCAGTTCATGGAGTGGCAGGTCTATCTTGCCCGCAAGATCTGTGCCGTCTTTGGCGTTCAGCCACAGGACATTGGCATTGGCTTTGACGTTAACCGCAGCGGCTCAGAGACGGGAGCAGCATTTACTCAGGACGTCGGCATTGCGCCGCTTCTTGACCTTATTGCCGAGTACCTGACCCGAGAAATTGTGTGGCGCTACGATCAGAACCTTCGCTTTGCCTACACCGACATGGGGCGACAGAGCCAGGGCGAAATGTCCGCATACTACAAGACAGCGCTTGCCGGACTTCCGTGGCTTCGCCTCAATGACGCACTTCGTGAGCGCGGCCAAGACGGCGTTGGCGAACAGGGCGAACAAATCTGGATTCCAACCCCGCAGGGCTATATGCCAATGGATCTTTACATGAAGTACCTAAACAACCTTGTCTCCGGCGGACAGCCTGACCCAGAGGGAAACACCCCTCCTAGCGCAAATCAGCCGCAAGGCGTACCAACCCCGCCGCAAGGCCAGGATATGACGCCAGACAACACGCCTCCGAATGCTCCGCAGTCCCAGACTGCAAAAGCAGAGCACAATCCAATTATTGTGTGCGATATTGACGGAACTCTGACAGTCAGCGACGGAAGCAATGAGCCAAATGAATCTGTTGTTGCGTATTTGCAGGAAAAGTCCAATACGAATCGTATCTTTATCGTTAGCGCGCGATCTATTAAGCGCCTTGAAGAAACCCGCGCCTGGCTTGAGGAGAACGAAGTGCCGAACGACGAGCTCTATCTCTCTAACTTCCCAACCGGAGCAGGCCTGCAATTTAAGCGAGATAGGATTTCCCATATTCTCAAGGACCACGGTGTTGTTGTTGAGGCAATCGAGAACGATGCAGAGGTCCGGGATGCCTATAAGGCAGCCGGGGCGCAAAATGTTCACGGCCCAGAGGATATTGCAAAGAATTATGCTGCAGCAGACTATTCTGGCATCAACCTAAATGTCCCTTCGGCAGTTCAGGCAGAGGCTAAGCGCGGCCTGAAGTGGCGAGAAGAGTTTGGCCGTGGCGGGATTGGGCCGGGCCAGACTACTGCTCGCATGCTTATTGGAAATAAGATGACGATTGCTCGCGTCCGGAAGATGCGTGCGTTCTTGGCCCGACACGAGGTAGATAAGCAGGGTGAAGGATTTAACCCGGGCCAGACTGGCTATCCATCTGCCGGCAGGATTGCATGGGCCCTCTGGGGCGGAGACGCCGGCCAGTCATGGTCCAACAAGATCATGCGGCAGGTTGAATCCCGCGAAAAGCGATAATGGCTGAGAAGCTATACCATCAGCAGCCGTGCTTTTGCATCCCTTGTCGTGTAATCCGCAATCAGCCGAAGTCAAAGCAACCTGTGTCTGATACTATTGCTGACGATGAAGCCCCTAACAAAAAGCCAAAAGGTAAGCGCGGCAAGAAAGCTTAGCCACTTCTCCACGTTTAGTGGGGTTGGCGGCATTGACCTCGGGCTTGAGTCCGCCGGTTGGCACACTGTTGCCTTCTGTGAAAATGCACCGTACCAATCGGCTATTCTTGCGCGTCAATGGCCGAACATCCCAAATTTCGGAGATATCACAACTATTAGCACGGATAAAACCGGCGAGCCATGGCAATCTGCTACGCTTTGGTCAGCAGGGTTTCCTTGCCAAGATTTGAGTAGCGCAGGAAAGCGAAAGGGGTTTAGCGGTGAGCGATCAGTCCTTGCCTTCAGCTTCCTCAACCTTGTCGAAGCGTTCTCGCCAGAATGGGTCCTCCTTGAAAACGTCCCGGGACTCCTCACCTCAAACGGCGGAAGAGACATGGGCCGGCTCGTCCAGGAAATGGATGAGCTCGGGTATGGCGTGGCGTGGCGAACTGTGGATGCATCGAGCTTCGGAAGCTGTCAACTGCATGGGGGAAGGCGCCCAGTGCCCCAGCCGCGCCGTCGAGTTTTCCTTCTTGGACATCGTGGAACCAGTCGTGCCGGCGAGGTTCTTCTTGACACCAGAGGAAGCAACGAATTACCTTGGGCGTTCGGTCACAACGTCAGCCAGTGGCACGAAAATAGGTTTTACGCCGGACCTCCACCAGATGATTCTGGACACTATCGACCAGCAGCGCTTGACTTTGCGAAGATTGACTACAGTAGAGATGGAGCGCCTGATGGGGTGGCCGGACGGGCACACGCTAGTACCCGGATTCCGACGTCTGCACGTCAAAACCACCAGCTTGTAACAACACCCAACTCAGAGGACGGCCCTATCCGGATGTTCCGCAAGAACGAGCGAAACCAGAAGTCCGGATTCTTTGAGGCATGGACCGAGGATGGCCGGTTCAGCACCCTGACAGCATTTGCCTCATCGGGCGTCTTCGGGCAGCACCTTCTCACTGGCGGCGCCTCTATCGAGCACCCCCTGCTGGACCGGGCCAACGAGTCAACAAGAGCCGACGCCTGCGGCAACGGCGTCGTCAGCCAGGTCGCCGAATGGATTGGGCTACGGATCGCAGAAAACATGCGCTTGCACGGAGAGCTCTGATATGATACGCTTCTGGTATGCCTCATAAAGACCCGGTAACCCCGGAACTCCGTTACGCAGTCATGAAGCGCGACCACACTTGTGTGGGGGCGAAAATTGGCATGGGCGGAGCTTGTGGCAGCCAGTTTGGTCCCGGCGAAGGAATCATCTGGGAGCTGGATCACGTTGACAATGCCGGACTTGGGAAGCGAGGCCCAAGCACCATGGAGAACCTTGTCTTGCTTTGTGGGTATCACCACAGAGTAAAGACCGAGTCGACCAAGAAGTGGCGACCAGTACTAAGGGAGTACCTTGATGAGAAATCCAAACATGCAGTACCCAGATGACCTTGGGTGCTCGTACGAGAATTGCCCGAATAAGCACGACATTCGCGTCAAGCGCGGCAACCTGATGCCCCTGGGTGAGATGCAATCGTTTGCCGCCGGAACGGTGGTACACAGGGCCTGCATGGAGCGAATCCTCCGCAGCGGTGGCGGGCCACTTGACAGTGCGGCAGAAATTTCAGATAATACGGAAGTAGCAGAGCAGGAGGGTCTATGACAGAGCAGGTTAATTGGAATATCGACGATATGCGCATTGGCGTAGACGCTGTTGCTGCTGCGATCCCCGTGATGGCCCAGTCGATTAATGGCCTTCAGGACCGCAACGCTATGGCACCATGGGTGTACCAGTCGGTATCAGCGGAACTGCGAAATGGCAGCTGCGCAGCAATGGAGCCAGAGCGCTGGTGGCAGGTTGCTGACGGAATTCAGATGGCAGTCGATTACTGGATTGATCACGGAACAACGTATTCATTCGACGGAGAATTGGAGACCAATGAGTAAGCAGAGCGGGTCAGAGCACAAGGAGCTGCGAGTAGAGCAGCGCCAGAAGAATGCCAAGGTGTGGCAGTTGATTAAGGAGTCCGGGGTGAAGCGACGATGGGTCGCCATGCATCTTGGTGTATCCTATGGTTATCTGAACCAGGTCCAGTATGGACATGCGCCGATGACGGCGGAGATGCGACGACGATTGTCGGAGTATCTTGGTCTTAGTGAAGCCGAGCTTTTTAGCTCGGAGAAGTGAGGTTAGGAATGGTATACGACAATGCACCGAAGAAGAAGTTTGCAGAGGATTACATCGATGTAGCGGAGCGTCTCCGCGCTTGGTACGAAGCGTACCCAAATGCCCGGATCGAAACAAGCATTGTTTCGCACACTGACAGTCGCGTTACGGTAAAGGCCCTGGCATTTCGTGGTAATACTGCTGAGGAGCAGGACACCAAGCAGCGGCCGTATGGCTTTGAAGAGCGCCCTGCAGGTGTTGGTCACTCGTCCATGGCAATTCCAGGTAGCACGCCCTACACCCGTGGCTCAGAGCTTGAGAACTGCGAAACCTCAGCCGTTGGTCGAGCGCTTGTTATGGCCGGTCTTCCATCCAAGAAGGTTGCGTCAAGCGATGAGATCCGAGCAAAGGGCGGTGCTATCAAGCCTTTGCCTGCAGCGCAGGATAAGCAGAAGTTAGACGATGCAAAGATCCTTCTTGCAGCGCAAGATGCGTTTGGTGATGATCCGGCCCTGGTTGAGTGGCGTGATTCCATCAACGGCTCTGTGACTGGCGCAGACCTTACTGCTGTCGCCCAGCAGATTGCAGCATCAAACCTTGACGCCGACAAGAAGCGCTGGCTTGGCCAGTTCTACACCGCGCGTAAGGCCGAGCTGAGCGCCTAATGCGCGAACACGTCAGCATCAGCGAGATCCGCGAGTTTCAGGCCTGCCCTCTTAGGTGGTGGTACCGCTACGAGAATGGCCTCTGGACCGAAAAGACGAGCTCGTTCTTCGCGCTCGGAACTGCGGTGCACGCAGGTCTCGCTAACTGGTATGAGCCGCTCAACGGCGGCAAGAAGACCGGCGACCTTACCATGCCAATCAAGCTCTACCGTGCTGCGTTTGCAGACGAGTCAGAAAAGGTTAACTGGACTAACGAGTCCGACAAGGACCCAATTAGCCAGAGCGCCCTGGGCGAAGAGATGCTTAAGGCAGCAATCTTTGAAGGCGACGATTGGACTGCTAAGGCAGTAGAGCGCACCTTTATGGCCGACATCGCACACAGCCGGTTGGGAAAGCTTCCAATCAAGCTGAAGTCCGTGTTGGACATGGTGACCAATACCAACGACGTTGTCGAACACAAGACCGCTACACGGAAGTGGGAAGAGGGGCGAGAGCATGGCGACATCCAGGCGACTGCCTATGTGTCTGTCGTGCGCCAGAACTACGATCACAACCCAAGCGTGACGTTTAACATCGTCAGCAAGCACTCAAAGGGCCCAAACGTGGAGCGTCGCACTACTACCCGAACGCAAGACGATATCGACCGCCTGTACATCACGGTCCGGGCGATGTTGGATGCGAAGGAGAAGGGTGCAATCTACCCAAACCCAACCGCGTTCGTGCATGCGACGTGTGAGTTCAGGAAGTTGTGTGACAAGTGGGAAGCTCATCCTCAACCGCTACCAGCAACAGCATCTGGGATGCTTACGGTGCTGCCATCCATCCGCCAGTCGTCGCTGACGAAGATTTACGGCGAGTGAACGATCTCGTTTGGTGGCGCAAGGAGATTGAGTCGGCGCCAAACAAGCAGGGTCGCATGGGCGACTTCTATCAGGCGATGACCAGCAAGAAGCTTAAGCGCTCCGAGTACGGTCGAATCTTTAAGTTGATGCAATCGTTCCCGGGCGGCATCCCGGGGCTCATGTCGGCGATTTGTGAGGCGGCAATCCGCGATTTGGACGGTGACCCGCTCGCCTACGTGCAAAAGCTCGCAGATAGTCCGCGCTGGAAGGCTCCGGTCGCGGGAAGGAAGAAGGAGAACTACGATGGGATTATCCAAGATTGACCCAAACGTTGATTTTGCCTACATCATGACCCCAGAAGGGGCAGTGATGCGCCGCCAGGACGAGCCACCGACGTCAGATGTCGCTAATGCGCGCATTGAGAAGGCCGGCGTGTCAAAGCGGTACATGAATGCGTCGTTTAGCGGCCTGAAGGAGCTCCCAGAGGCCAAGACGGCTGTGAAAGTCGCCAAGGAGTGGGCAGAAGCACCACTTACCGACCGTGGATTCTTTTTTGTCGGCACTCCGGGGGTCGGAAAGACCTATTTGGCGGCTGCAGCCCTTCGGCACAAGATTGAAAACGGGTTATTGAACGCTCGATTCATCAATGTACCACTGTTTTTGGATGCAGTGCGGTCGAGCTTCAAGTTTTCGGACGATTCGGTGCAGTCAGACTTCCAATTTATCTGCGACCGGGCCTCTGTTGTCGTTTTGGACGACTTCGGCAAGGAGCGCGCGACCGATTGGGCGACGGAACGGCTCTATGTGATCGTCGAGAGCCGGTATTCGTCGATGTTGCCAACGATTGTGACGTCAAATCGCACGTTGGATGAGCTGAATGACCTTGGATACGGCGCAACTGTGTCACGATTGACCGAAATGTGCACCGTTGTCAAGGTTGGCGGGTCCGACTTGCGGCCAAAGTTGCGTTCGTAATGTCCAACGCGCTTGAGATTACGCTGTATGGCCGGCCACCAAGCTGGAACTCAGCGTATCGGGCGCGAAAATCGTACATCTACATGACGAGAGAAGCAAAAGAGTGGAAAAGGTCAACAACGACACTGACAAAAGTCGCAGCGCACGACCAGCAGTGGTCCTGCAAACCTGATACAATGCTCGTGGTTGACGTGTGGATCTACGTGAAGCGGACAATTGACGCGGACAACATCCTAAAACTGACGCTCGACGCGGTTGCCGGTGGTTTAGGAGTTAATGATGCAAGGTTCCTACCAAGAGTGTGGGAGCTTAAGAAGAAGTGCGATGAAGAAAAAGTCGTACTGAAGATTAGTGAGGTAGAAAGCAATGATTAAGGTACAACTGATTGGTTATGTTGGCGCAAAGCCAAGCGTACGAGCAACACAGAAGGGTCGCCAGGTAGCGAATTTCAATGTCGCTGTTCACGGCGCAAAGGATGCAAACGGCGAAGAGAAGTCGACGTGGTATCCAATTGCTTGCTGGGATGGCCGGGCAGAACTCGCCGACAAGGTTGTCCAGAAGGGCGATCTTATCTGGATCGAGGGAACACCGGAGATTTCGTCGTGGACCGACAAGAATGATGTCGAGCACACCGAGATTGCCATCACTGCAAAGTTCATTCAGGTGCTGAAGCGCTCCGGCAAGGGCAAGGAAGAGGGCGAGGCCCCACGTGCAGCAATGCAGGAGTCACTTGAAGAGCTTCCGTTCTAATGGCACACACGTATGATCTTGTTCAGATCACCGAAGATCTCGAACGACTGAAGACGATGGACCATGGCAAGGAGCGCGAGGCGCTACTTTATACACTTGTGCCAGTTCTTTGTGAGCTGATCGGTGCTATGGCCAAGATTGCGGATAAGATCTCCGAGCCCGTGGAAAGCAGCAGTGAACGCAGGGTTGCGCGCAAGCCAATGAACTGATACGCTGGCCCACCGCAGACGCGGAGTCATCTGATTGAGGGGGTTGGGAAACCAGCCCCCTCTCTTTATCCCTATTGGAGGCACCATGGTTAAGCATACGTTCGCCCAAGTCGTTCTCGACGAGACTAAGAAAGGCCCCACCATCGTGGATTTCTGGGCCGAGTGGTGCCAGCCGTGCAAGCAGATCAGCAAAGAGCTTGATCGCCTCGCCAAAATGAAGCCGGTCAATATTTTGCGCGTCAATGTCGATGCACGCCCCGACGCAGCAAAAGAGTACGCGATCAAATCGCTCCCGACGCTTCTCTTCTTCTCCAGTTTTGGTGCTACCCCCGTTCAGCTCAATGGGTTTGTCAGTGCCGAAGAGATGATCCGTCGTTTTAGGCTCTAGGTAGGGCTGTCACACACTCCTACCCAAATACTGACACCAGATTGACGTGACCTACGCCTTTTGTTGCTATCTCCGTCTTGCAACAATCGGAAATTTTTTATATTTGGTAGGGGCTGTGCTGTTATCTCCTTCTCCCATCTGGACAGCCCAGAGGCAGCCCCTTACCGTTACAGTATGCTGACAGCAGTTACGGGGTAAACGAGGCTCTCCGTGGCTCCTACAGGGCTCCCAGGGGGGCGTAGCTCAATGGTTAGAGCACCGAGCTTATATCTCGGCGGTTCCTGGTTCGAATCCAGGCGCCCCTACCACCGATCTGCTATGCTTTTGCTATGACGAGCCTTGACAGATTCATGAAATATGTGACGACAAATCCAGCGACGCAATGCTGGGAGTGGACAGGCGCCCTTGAGCAGAGTGGGTATGGTGCATTCAAGGACCACGGGAAGAAAATAAATTCGCACCGGTGGAGCTATCGCCACTATAAAGGTGAGATTCCGAAGGGGTTGGACGTCGATCACCTCTGTCGCGTCCGGAAGTGCGTGAATCCAGAGCACTTAGAGGCCGTGACCCGCAAAATTAACGTTCAGCGAGGTCTGTCTGCACAGGAACGAAAAACCCACTGCATTCATGGACACGCATATACGCCAGAGAATACGTATCGCTATCCTGATGGCGAACGTGAGTGTCGGACCTGCAAATATTACGGTGGACGCATTCCGGAGTAGCTCAGTGGTAGAGCGGGCGACTGTTAATCGCCTGGTCGTAGGTTCGAGCCCTACCTCCGGAGCCATTTCAGGTATTTTAAAAAAATTCCCGGCCAGGCATTGCCCTTGGCTTTTGTTTTGCGCGAGAGGGGTTGAGGGTTCCTGGTAAAATGTTGATTTTTGCGCAGTGAACGCGACGGGGGCGGGGTCATCTGTTCGCGGCGAGGGGTTGGGGCGTATGTCGAAGGGCGGGCAGCGGGTTCTGGTATTCCGACGACCAGGGTGGCCAACGATGGGCAGCCGCACCGGTAGCGGTCTACCCCCCCATGTCGATGTTCGGGCAACGAGGGGCGGGGGGTGAGAGCTATACACGGGCAACAAGAAACCCCACCCCGAAGGGTGAGGCTCCTCGTTCCCGAAGGGTCAGCAGGTCAGCCGAGCGGCTGCTCCTCTCCCGCGATGACCCACTTGACCAAGCGGGTCAGGTTGATGGTGCGGTGCGAGTGGAAGGGGCGGCGGTTCTCACACGCCGAGCCTTCCTTCCCCGCGTAAGGACAGGCGACCGTGTAGCCGTACTCGGTCGGAGCCATCACCACGACATCAACGCAAGGCTCGCCCTTCTTGGTGAGGTAGACCCCGCCCTCGTGAACATCGCGGTTCACCTGACCCGCAACGCGGAACTGAAAGACCTCACCCTTCTCGGTGTTGATGGACTCGCCGCAGACCTTCACGCGACCCAGAGCGCGGTGCTCGGCGAAGTTGGCGGCAGCCTTCTCCTCGCGCTTGATGAACTGCTTCTTGGTCGTGGGTGCTGACCACGCCTCAATGACGACAATCATGCCGCCGCTCTTGGCTGCTGCGTTCAGCCCTGCCTGTAAGGTCATTGCCATCTGGCTCTCCCTGTCGGAGCGGAACCGAGCGGCTCCGTCTGTGTTCCCCGACAACCAGATTCTCGCAGGTCTGGCGGCGGAGCGCAAGCCCCCGACCCATCAGGCGCAACGCGTTCAGTTGCCCAATGCCGGTGCTGGCGGTTCTCTTGGGTCTAAGGGGTCAGGGGTACAGGGGTGAATGAACTGACTGAACGAACTGACTGAACTGA